TATAGAGTAGCTGATATTTTAGAATACTCTGATTTTAAAGAAGAATTTATTAATCAGATTGGAAGATATAGTGTTGGTATTTTAGAAAATATTAAGGATCTATATATCTATGACTTTGGAATCTTTATAGAAGTTACACCTGATGAAGAAGAAAAAGCTCAGCTAGAACAAAACATTCAAATTTCATTATCTCGTGACTCTATACTTTTAGAGGATGCTATTGATATTAGAGAGGTTAGAAATCTTAAGTTAGCTAATCAACTTCTTAAATTAAAAAGAAAGAAGAGAGAAGAGCAGAAACAAAAGATGGCTCAAGAAGCTCAACAGATGCAAGGTCAGATTCAACAACAGTCTCAACAGGCTGCTGCTCAAAATGCATTGCAACAGGTTCAGGCTGAGACTCAATCTAAGCTTCAAGTAAAACAAGCTGAATCAGCTTTTGATATTCAGAAGATGCAGAGTGAGGCTGATCTTAAGATGAAGTTAATGGAGCTTGAGTTCAATTATCAAATGCAGTTAAAAGGTGTTGAAGTAAACACATTAACTGAAAAAGAAAAAATGAAAGAAGAAGCTAAAGATAAAAGAGTTAGCTTACAGAATACACAACAATCAAAACTGATAGATCAACGTAAGAATAATTTACCTCCAGTAGATTTTGAATCTACTAATGATAGTTTAGATTCGTTTGATTTTTCACAATTCGGACCAAGATAATGATAAATAAATTAGGAGTAGAGAATTCATTGTGGAATAATATTCGTGCAAGAAAAGGTTCTGGAAAGAAACCTACAGCGGAAATGCTTAAACAAGAAAAAAAGATAAATGGCAAAAACAGCAGCATGGCAAAGAGCCGAGGGAAAAAGTAAGACAGGTGGTTTAAACGCTAAAGGAGTAGCTTCATATAGAAAAGAAAATCCTGGAAGTAAACTAAAGATGGCAGTTACAACACCTCCATCTAAATTAAAACCTGGAAGTAAGGATGCTATGCGTAGAAAATCTTTCTGTGCTAGAATGTCTGGAATGCCTGGTCCAATGAAGAAACCTAATGGAGAACCAACAAGAAAAAAGTTAGCGTTAGATAAATGGAACTGCTAAATAATATATAAAATTAATACTTAACTTTGCAAAAAAAAATAAGATATGGCTCAGCAAGTACCTAGTGGAACTAGATTTATAGGAATAGCAACGTCAGTAGATTTAGTTGAAAGAAAATCTGCTGTACTTAATAGAGAAACACAACCTTATACAATTGAGGATATTGTAATTTCTGTACCAGTTGGACCAGCTGGACCACAAGGAGTTCAAGGACCTGCTGGACCTATTGGACCTGTTGGACCTGCGGGATTAAACTGGCAAGGAGCTTGGGTTTCTGGAACATCATATGTTTCAGATGATGCAGTAGGATATAATGGAGCGTCTTGGTTTTGTATTTTAGCAACTTCAGGAACTACTACTCCTAATTTAGATACTACTCACTGGGCTTTATTAGCATCTCAAGGTGCTCAAGGTATTCAAGGAGTTCAAGGAGCAACTGGTCCTCAAGGACCTGCTGGAAATCCTGCTACTCAAACATTACAACAAACTATTAACTTAGGGAATACAGTTACGACTACAAGCTATCAGTCAATGATAACTTCAGCTTCTTTTTCTATTGCTAATCTAATAACTAATGACGAATCATTTTTAACTGCGGATAAATTATCATTTGGTAAAGCAGCAGGTGTTAATAGTTTAGAGTTAATTCCATCAAGTTCATTATCTGGTTCAAAAGTTATTGAGTTTCCTAATAATAGTGGTATAGTTGCTTTATTAAGTGACATTCCAAGTGGTGTACCAACTTTACAAAGTGTTACTGATTCTGGAAATACTATTACAGCTTCAGGTTATGAAACTATTATAACTGCTGGATCTATTGCGGTAGGTACAGTTGGTTTTGGATATACATTATTAAATCCTGATTATTTTCAATTAAATAATGGTACAAATTACATTAACTTAAACTTACCAGATGTATTAACAGGAAATAGAACAATTAAATTTCCTGATGCAGCTGGAACAATCGCTTTAACAAGTGATATTAGTCTTCAAAAAGCATTTGATGCAGGAAGAACAATGACTACAGATAATTTTACCATTGGAGTTTTTGACGCAGCAAGTGGATTATCTGTTAAAAATACTTCATCATCTGATGAAATAGTTGTAGAAACAACTAAAATCACATTAACAAAAAATTCTTCTGGATTAAAAACAACTAACTTAAGACAAGCAGTTACACCTACAGCAAATAGAACTATTACTTTACCAGATGCTGATGGTACTATTGCTTTACAAACTGCTGCTAGTGGCTCTTTTGTATCTCAAGATGGTAAAACTGTAACTGTTGTTAATGGAATAATAACATCTATAGTATCATAATAAACTAACATAAGTTAGAATTAAATTAAAATCAAATTAAATGGAAAATTTCACAGTAAAAGAATTAGGTGCTGTTGAACAAAAGTCAATTCAAGAAATTGAACAAGAACTTTTAGACAAGCACGAAGAAAGTTTTAAACAACATGAAGAGGTAGAAGTACCTGAAGTTGTAATTGAAGAAGAAGCTCCTAAAGAATATGGAGATTCAGACGTTCTTTCATATATTAAGAATAGATATAATAAGGAAGTTAACTCTATTGACGAGTTAATTCAAAAAAGAGATGATGTAGAAGAATTACCTAGTGATGTTTCTGCATTCTTTAAATATAAAAAAGAAACTGGTAGAGGTATAGAAGATTTTGTTAAATTAAACAGAGACTTTGATAATCTTGATCCAGATCAATTATTAGCTGAGTACTATTCTCAAACAGAAGAAGATTTAGACAAGGATGATATCGCGTATATGATCGAGGATAAATTTGCTTATGATGAGGATCTTGATGATCCAAAGGACATTAAGAAGAAAGAAATAGCTAAGAAAAAAGAGCTTGCTAAAGCAAAGAAATTTTTTGAAGATTCAAAAGAAGCGTACAGAATACCTATCGAGTCGAAAGGTAGCCTAGTTTCAGATGATGAATCAGAAAGTTACAATGCTTACAAGAAATACGTTCAAGAATCACAGACCTATGAGCAAGAGAATCGTAGAAAGTCTGAATATTTTCAAAAGAAAACGCAAGAAGTTTTCTCTAATGAATTCAAAGGTTTTGAGTTTAATGTTGGAGACAAAAGTATCACGTTTTTGCCAGGAGATGTTTCAGAAATAATGAAAGCTCAATCAGATGTTACAAATTTTGTTTCTAAACATTTAGATGAAAATGGACTAATATCAGATGCTAAAGGTTATCATCGTTCATTAGCTGCGGCTATGAATCCTGAGAAAATGGCTAAGTTCTTTTATGAGCAAGGCAAGACCGATGCACTATTAGATAGTGCAAAAAAAATTAAGAATATAGACATGGAAACAAGAAGTGTTCCACAGTCTGCTGGTCAATCAGGATTTAAAGTAGTTGCTTCTGATAGTGATAGTGGTAGAGGACTAAAAATTAGAAGTCTTAAACATTAAAAAACAAAATTATGTCAGTATTGCCAACCCCTGGGTTTTCGTTAACCCCATCAGCTGAAAGAAAAACTCTTTCAACTAACTACATTACAAACTTTGATTTCTTGAATCAGTATCTTCCAGATACTTACGAAAAAGAATTCGAAAGATATGGTAACCGTTCTGTTGCTTCTTTCTTAAGAGCAGTTGGAGCAGAGATGCCATCTAACTCTGACCTTATCAAATGGGCAGAACAAGGTCGTTTACATACTAAATATGTAAATTGTGACTCTAACTCAAATGCTGCAGCGGATACAGCTACAATTACAGTTAACGATACTATTTCTGGGCAAATTGCTTTCAGAGTAGGTCAAACTGTTTTCTTATCTGACAACGCTGTTGCTGCTAACTCTAACAAAGCTATCATTACTGCTGTAAACTATACAGCTGGTACATTTGATGTTGCTTACTACGAAGCTGGTGGACAAACATTCGCTAACGCTGCTGTAGTTACTGCTTTCGTTTACGGTTCTGAATTTAAAAAAGGAACTGAAGGAATGCAAGAATCTCTTGAATCAGTTGATGATATCTTTGAAAATAGCCCAATTATCATTAAAGATAAATATGCTGTTTCTGGATCTGACATGGCTCAAATCGGATGGGTTGAAGTAACTACTGAAAACGGAGCTACTGGATACTTATGGTACATTAAATCAGAGCACGAAACTCGTTTACGTTTCGAAGATTACTTAGAAATGAGTATGATTGAAGCAGTTCCTGCTGAAGCTGGATCTGGAGCTATTGCTGCTGGTGGAGCTGTAGGTAACAAAGGATCTGAAGGTCTTTTCTACGCTATCAATGACAGAGGAAATGTTTGGGGCGGTGGTAACCCAGTTTCTTTAGCTGATTTTGATGCTATTATCCAAAGACTTGACAAACAAGGAGCTATTGAAGAGAATGTATTGTTCTTAAACCGTCAATTCTCTTTTGATGTTGATGATATGTTAGGAGCTCAATCTTCTAATGCTGCGGGTGGAGTTTCTTACGGTTTATTTGATAATGATAAAGACATGTCATTAAACTTAGGTTTCACAGGTTTCCGTAGAGGTTACGACTTCTACAAGTCTGATTGGAAATACCTTAACGACCCAACAATGCGTGGTGGTTTAAATACTACT